GCCCCGTCGGGCCCCTGTGAGGCTAACACCTCGCGCATTAAGCGCCTACCTGAGAAGGTTGAGAGGTCTACACGAAAGGAGGGTAGAACCTTGAAAGATTGGTCCTACTTCCTGTTCGTGTTGATTTTCTCTCTAACTCTTCTCTACATCGTCCAAGTGTCTAACTACTTGTGTAGACAGACATTTGGCGGTGTTTGGTCGTCGATCGTCATCGATGACTGTTATGGCTCCTTCTGGAGTCCTACTGCCTGCGATATCTCTATCGCGTGCAAAGGGGACACGGCACAGTCCCTCGATGAGGTTTCCCTCATTGAAGGCGTGGTACCATGACCGGTATCCTCGCTCCGTCGACAATCGGAGCCGTTTGGAAAGAAGCTGGTATCGTTGACGTCCTGTGGGGTGTTAGACCCGCAGAACCAACGATCAAGCTTCCCAACAACGGCTTCGTCCTCTTATCCTTCAAGAGTAAAACTGTTCACTCTGATGGAAAACGCCCGACTGACTATACACGTATGGTCAGTCGTATGACCCCCGGTGGTGGTTACAGAGCCTCTAACAACGTTTACGTTGTTAAGAGCTCCCGTGGCCTCCCTGTGGGTCTCAGGCCTGGACCGCATCCCTACTCGGGGTGTGATCCTGTCTCTGGCGTCGTTGCCGTCCCTTCCTGGATGACTGACAAAGTCATTTTGGATGCCATTCAAGAGATGAATGGTATCGGTGGCAACATCTTAGAGGATCTGGGTCAGCTTAAGCAGACTGCCGTACTTATCTCTGATATCGTGAAGGTTATCTACGACCTGTACTTGATGTGCTTTAAAGGCAACTTCAAGGCAGTCCGTAGACGTCTTCGCGATCTCGGTAGTAACGTACCTAAGTCTATCGCTAACGGCTGGCTCATGTACTTCTATGGCATCAAGCCATTAGTAGGTACAATCGACGCTCTAGCGTCCCACAAACCGTCAATCGACCGCACTATTTCCGTAAGGAAACGTGTATCGACTGGCCATAATTGGAGGGATTATGTAAATAACCCCTCTGGGACGTGCCTATTCTCTGGAAAAGCTGAGATGTTTGCACAGTGCGAACTCACCGCCCATATTCGTATGGACAACGTGACTCGCTATTGGCAGAATCTCGGCTTAACTAAGAGCTCCTTTAACGATGCAGTTGTAACTGCATGGTCATTAACCCCCTACAGCTTTGTATTCGATTGGTTCATACCTGTCGAATCTTGGCTTAGGTCGTTAGTGTGGAGTCCCGCCCTCGTTTATCAGGGCGGGTATGTAGGCAAACGGCACCGGGCCTCTGGAACTATAACGGAGACTTTACCGTTCGTTTCCACAGGTGGTCCCTATACTGGGACCTTTCCTAAGTGTCGTCTTCAGGTTGCGTACTACAAACGTATTACGTACCCGTACGTCGTGCCTTCGGCCGTGCTAGGCATTCGCTTGGCACTTAACCCAACCTCGATTATCAGCTCTGCTGCACTAATCGTTCAGAAAGGATAGCTGGATGGCTAACCTCCAAAACCTGGTCATCACTGACCGGCAGCCCACTCCCAACAACTACACGATGACCCCTGACGGGGAAGTCGGTGGCGTAGGGTACGTGGCAGCGGCTGATGCTTCTGGCATCACCATCTCCAAGAAGC